AGTAATTGCTGTTCCATTAATTGCAAGTTTTCCTGTGACTACGTTAAATGTTGCATTATCTTCTACTCTTGCAACTTCAGTTCCATCATACTGTTGAAATATAATATCTTTTGAATCTTGAAGTGGTTTGATAATTACATCTTGAGATGATTCAGTAAAACTCAAAACATCATTGTTGTTCAGTCGTAATGCAATTGTATCGTTAGTAGTAAAGTCAATTAAATTATCTGTGTCTCTACCAACTTTAGTGCTTGTGTTTAATATTGTGGTAATCCCTGTTTGTGCACCTGCAAGTAATACTGCAGTGCCTTCAACTGTAATAGCACCCGAACTTGCTCTTGCTATTGTAGTATCTGAAGCATGACCTAGTTCTATCGTACCTGCAACTTTAACACCTGCTGCATTGTCTAGTATTCTAAAGCCTTCATTATCACCATTGTCTGTAAAGATAAGGTCTTTTTCATTTGTTTCTACTTTCATGGTAATGTCGCCAGTACCACTTTCAGTGATTCTAAATACTTCACTGCCAGCATCAAAGAATTTAAATATACCTGTATGTGCATCAAGTGTTATATCACCGTCAATATCTACTGTAAGATGTGCTGCTGCTGCAGAAGCATCGGTAGTATTTATTGAGAATGCACCGTTTGCTGCAACAACTAATGTTGCTGTATCACCAGAAGAACCAGTCATTGTGACTGTCTTACTATCTAAACCAATGTCATCAACTGTCAAAGCAGTAAGTGTGCCTAAAGATGTAATGTTAGTTTGACCTGCTACTTGAAGAACTCCATCAGAGTTTGAAAAAGATGTTGTACCTAAAGTAAGACCACCAGCAATTACTGCATTACCAGAACTATCTAAACTAAATTTAGTTGCTCCACCTACTGCAGCACCAGTGTCTATTTTAAATTTATCACTATCACTGTCATCAACACCTACAGTCCACTCGTCTGTGCTGTTTATATCAAATGTTATTCTTGGGTCACCAGATGAACCAACACCTATCTCAAGGTCTCCTGAGCCATCAAATGTAAGGTTAGCTTCTGCATCTAGTTCTGTTGTTGTAGAACCAACTGTTACTAATTCGTTTGCTGTAGCATTGTTTAGTGCAGTAACTGCACCTGATGATGCTGCTGCCCATTTCATACCAGTAGCTTCACTGCTATCTGCAGTAAGCACATGGTCATTACTTCCAACAGTTCTAATTGCCATTGAACCAGTACCAGAACCAGCAACAATTCCACCTTTGGCTATTGCTGATATATCTGCCTCAACACCACCTACTTCGTGTTTAAAGGTACCATCGTTAGCAGTCATTGCTTGAACTGCTACTGGAGCACCTGAGCCGTCTGCTACAACTATCTTACCGTCTGTAGCACCGACAAGTCCTGTACCACCATAAGCTAAACCTATTGCAGTACCGTTCCAAACACCTGTAGTTATTGTTCCAAGACTTGTAAGTGATGAAGATGTAACTCCACTACCTAAAGTATTGTTTGATAAAACTGTAGTGCCGTTTACTTTAAATGTTTTACCACTGGCTATGTCTACGTTTTCTGAAAAATCAAAATCGCCAGTAGAGTTTGTAAATGTAATTGTCTTATCAGTACCACCTTTTATGGTTAATCCACCACCATCAGCATTAGCATCACTAGGAGAACCAACTTTGTTTAACTCCATGTTTTTGTCTTCAACCTGAATGGTTGCAACGTTTGCTGTGATTGTGTCACCAGATACTGTTAGGTCACCACCAATTGTAATATCTTCTGACCAAGCTAAACCTGTTGATGTACTTGAGTCTGCAATAAGTATTTTATTGTTCGTACCTATTGCTAATTTGTCCCAAGTGCTTCCTGTGTAAACTAAAATATCACCTTTAGCCTCAGTTAAACTTGTAACGTCTGTATGAGATGCACCATCAAGTGTGTGCGTTCCCATCTTGCCAAGACTGGCACTTTTTACCCCTAACATTTAATCCACCCCTGTGTTTACAAATAATTTAGTAGTTGAACCATCTGGCGTAGAAGAATAAGTAACTCTTACTATGTAATACGGAAATGGGTCACTACAACATTCATAGCCTCCACTTGTTGCTGCTACTGTAAACGAACCTATCTGAACTGCAGTTGTGGAACCTACAGTTGAATCAGAAGCCTGACAACCGTATAAAGTTATCGTTGCAGTCTGGTCACTTGCGTTGTTTACATGAATTGTTTGAACGGCTTTTCCACTAGCGTTAAATAAAAAATCATGATTGTCTGTATCGTCAGCCGTAAAACTCGTTTCTAAATAGAAAGGAATGGATGCAGTATGTATATTCAGACTGTTATGTACTCTTTGTAATGTCATTTGGCTCCTTCAAAATATAATTTACCAGTTGAAGATTCATTCCTCTTCTTCCAATATTGTTTCATCTCACGGATGATTTTACCAATTTCTCTTCTTTCCTCTACAGTAGGTTTTCTCTTATGTTCTTTTGCTCTCATGTCTAAAAGCCATTTCTCATAAGCATTACCTGCTAAATCTTCTATCTCTGCTTTACTGTGATTGTCATCTCCGATAACTCTCAGTTCAAACAGTTTACCAGTCACAGGGTCTTTCACCTTGAAATGATAAACCTTTGCACCTGTGTCTCCACCTAAGTCTACGACACGAGTTACAACTGAACCCTGTGGGGTCCAAAGTCCATCTATGTTTCCGTTATATTCTGTAACCATAATTAGTGTAAGTGGGAGAACCGAAAGGAAACAATCCTCCCACTTTGCAATTAGATGTTTAGTCTATATTTACTTTGATGAATGCGTATTGACCGTTAACACCTGCTAGTGGTCCATTGTAACCAACAATAGCCCCTTCAGCATCAGCATCAGAGTCTAATATTGTTACTGAACCATCAACAGCACCAGATTGAACTAATGGAAGTCCGGGTCCCGGAGTTCCGTCAATCAAAGCTGTAGTCCAGCCATTAACACATACCCATCCGTATGAACCAGATGGTATGTCAATTTGTGCCCATCCAACTGGTGCATTGTCTACACCGTTGAAGTCCATTATTTCAATGTCTTTATATGGGTTTTCATAAAGTCCTACTTGCTGTGATGTAGTAATAGCAGTTGCTAAACCATCTTCTTCATCAAGTGTTATTACACAACCTGTTGCTGAAGATACAGCAGTGTTACCTTTAATTTTGTACATGTGACCTGCTTCACCTTGGTCATTAAAGATTATGTACCCATCTTTGTATTGGTCTTCAGTTATTGTAAGTGAACCAGTAAGTGTGATTGTTGTATCACCTACTGATTGTGCTGCAACAGCCAAGTCAACTTGGTGTGCATCAGTTCCGTCTTTACCTTTAGTTAAGACACCTGCAGTAATAGCTTCACCTGCTTCTGCATATCTGAATACTCTATCTTGGATAATCATTTTTGTTCCAAGTTTGTGCTTTTGTGATGTGGAAGTTTGCTTCTCCCATCCCGGCTTACCGGAAATAGTTTGTGGAAACGACATTAAATTGCCTCCTGTTTTTCCTCGGGTTTATTGTACACCCCGTCATCAACCGATTTTTGTTTTTTAGAAGAAGAGGCAGGAACTCGGTCAATGGTTACATCCTCTGCCTCTTCTTTTTTTCTTTCATAACTACAATGATTGCATTCACAATCGGTAGTAGGTGGATAAGAGTACGCCCCTTTACGAGCCATTTTAAGTAAGTAGTCAGGTGTCCCCGGTACATTCTTAATCACTGTGCCTTTCTTAAAACCTACTTCTCCAGTCACAGTCTTTTTATCGATGTGCCAGTATAAATCTGTTTTGTTTTGCCAGTTATCAATCATGTCCCAAGCATAGCCCGAAGCTACTAACTCTTGTCTCTTTTCTTGACGTTCTCTAGTATCCATCTATTCTCCTATTTCTATGAAGTTGCTGGGGCTGAAGCATCAAATGTCAAAGGTGCACCCTTTGTATCGTCAATTTCAAACACACCATAGTCTGCTGTAATTATTATTTCAGTTGCTCTCATTGAAGCATCTCTTTGTCTTTCAGTTCTAGTGTCTACTGATTTAAGTACACCTAGTGCTGATTTATCTGCAATAACTCCAACTGCATCATCACCTGAATCTCTTGACAAGTTACCATCTTCAAAAATTGGAACACCGTTAAGTGGTCTTATGTTTGAGAAGAAGTTTTGTAACAAGTCAGTTGCAAATCCATCCGGAATACCGGCTGCTGCACCTGTTGCTGTTACTGCTGTGTTAGCAATGTCAAAGGTTGCAAAAGGGTGTTGCAAGATGTAAATCTGCGAACCAAACTTTTGTCCTTTAGCATTTGCGATTGCACCTGCTACGTTTGCAAGACTCATCGCTGTGTTTGTAGCACCAAATGTAGTACCACCGTTTAGTCCTGAGTACAATGCGTGGACATCAGTGTCCTTTTTTCTTGCCATTGCATCACCAAGCTGTCTACCTACAATTGAAAAAATGTTGTTTGCAGATTGCCTGATTAATTTATCTGTTAAAACTACTTTTGCTCCGACTTCTGAAGCAGTAAGGTCTACAGTTGTCATTCCGATTTCTTCGTCATCAACAATGTCGAATCCGTCTTGTAAATCAGAAATAGTCATTTGACCTACTTTTGGCACAGTTACCTGTTTAGCCCCTTTTGGCAAATTCATTTGCTCAATCAAAGCCATAGCAGGAGCATTGTGCTCTTCAGTAAACCTAGCAGCAGTAATTATTATGTTCTGGGCATTTTCTAAATTCCCAGTAGTTGCTGTGGTTGCCATATTCGTTTATCTCCTATATGTCACCGGAAGCTACTCTTCTTGCATATTCAACGACCTTTGGGTCATTGTCGCCTTGCAAGTAGCGTTCCATCAAAGTTTTTTCATTTAATGGTGCTGCAGGCGAAGGCTGTCCTGACTGAAGTTCCTGCGAAGGTCCCGTACTTGGTACCTTGCTCTGCTGAGTTTCTAAAACTCGCTTTTGCTGGACTGTTAAGTCAGCAATACTTTCAGCTATTGACTGCATTGCGTTTGGGTCGACAGTTGACATTAACACATCATAAGCTGTGGTCTTGCCTACTTTCTGTTCGGGCTTAATACCCTTTTCCAAAAGCAATTGCCTTGCCGTTGCTACCTTTGCAGTATGTTCTGATGATTGAGATAATTGCTGCTGTTGTGCAAGCAGTCTTTCTTTCTCCTGCTGTATCTGAAGCATTTGCCTCTCTTGTGATGCAGCTTGTGTAGAAAGTTGTTGTGCCTGCTCAGGAGCATATCCTTGCATCTCATACTGCTGTTGAACTTCTCTTCTCTTAGCTTCTATCGTTGCTTCTGATTGACTCAGTTGCAACTGTGCCTGCAAGTCTTGTTGGGACTTTTGCAAGTCTGCTATTTGTTTATCGTAAGATGATTGTGCTTTCCTCCATTCATCTTGCGAATAAGAACGAGAGTTTTCAACACTCGTTGTTGGCTCAACGGTTTGAGGTAGTTCTGCACCGGCTGATTCGGGCTCTGAAGTTCCTGTAGGTTCTGCTTGCTCTGCTCCACTTTGTATCAATCCTTGTTGCTGTAGTTGTTCGTTCACAGCAGGGTCAGTATTGTCTACAATTCCTGAAGTAGATTCAGCAGGCTCAGAAAGTTCTGGCTGCGAGTCAGGAGATGTTGAATTCTCAGGTTGTTTGTCTGTTACCATTACAACTCCTAAAATATTTAATTTTGGTTACATTGTATATCTAATCTTCTTGGCTTTCAATCTTATCTGCCAATCTGTCAAATGTTTCTGTAATTTGTTTGTCTAATGGTTTTAGAATATTTCTATCCATTTGTGCTCTAGCGTTTATAGATTCTTGTAGCTTAGTTCTT